TCTCTCGAATCTGCCATGCTTTCATCATTTTGAATTCCTCCTGAAAAGTGGTGTTTTCCCTTTCGGTGTGTACATATTCGCTCTAAAAGCACAGAATAGCAAGTTAATTCCGAGCACAATCTGCACAAAGATCAGTGGAGGAAACTGTGTACATTACTCCTGCATATGGCGGTGGATCGTCTCGATGATCTGTTCCTGCTCGGCGGTGTCCACGCCGATTGACCGGAGCGCCTGCCTTGTCCCACAGTCTGGGCAGATGAGGGTCTTGTTGTCCTCCCTGGAAAGCGCCGGAGCGCCATGATAAGTCCTGCCGCAAAGCGGGCAGACCGCCGTCCTTATGATGTTATCCTTCATAGCCGCATACCTCCCTGCATTTTTCGTAGGCGTCGATCAGAATGTTCTTGTCGAAGTAAAAGGTGTCGTACCCCTCCAGGCAGGTCCTCATGTAAAAGTTGGTGGGGATGCCGATGGGGCGCTCCTCATGCATGATGTAGGCAAAGGCCGTCACCGTTCTGCGTTTCCCTGTACGGATTCCCTTGTATTGGAGATTGATGTCCTTCTTGTAGTAGAAATTGGGAAATCCCTCGTAGCGGTCGAGGGCGGCTTCATCCGCAGCCGTCACCTCCCAGATCACCACGGGAACCGTGCCGCTTTCGCATTCCTCAATCGTGAGGTAAGAGCCGGTCTTGCTTCCTTTGAACAGCAGCTCCCAACCTTTAAGGTTAGCCGTGCCGAGGATCGTGGCGTGAGGGCAGCGCATCCGCATCTGCGGAACATTGAGGTTGCTGCCGTAGGCGATGTAGTATCTTTTTTCTTTCATGTGTATCCATCCTTTCCTGGAGGACTTAGGTTACTTGTCCTTCTACCACCCTAAGACCGCCGAAGCGGTCAGGGGCAGGGCATTTAACCTAAATCCTTCAAGCGGCTGCTCTGCCGTGCCGGAAGGCTGTATCTCCAGTAAGGTTGCGGGTCAGGAAATCTCTGGCCGTTGCGAACTCCTCGCCGATGAAGCCCAAGCGGAGGAGCCAGGTTCTCATGGCGTATTTGGGGTTCTCGTTCTGCTGGGGTTTGGGGCTTGCCGTCCGCACATCCTTTGCCATCTGGCTCAGCGCCAGGCAAAGCTGAATGTAGCTTTTGAGCTGTCCTGCGTGGATGCCGCCCCGGCGCTCTGCGGTCGGCTCGTCAAACTGGAAGAGCCTGAACTCGACTGTTCCTTTGGTAAAGGTGGCGTGGAGGTTGAGCATATGGTAGCGGCTGTCGTTGTAATGCTGGTTCCTGCCGTAGCTTGCGCCGTGGCTGGTGTACCAGATGTCCGCAAGCTGCGCCATCGTCTTGGGCTTTCTGCTGTTGACCTTGGCGAGGAAGTTGGGGTCTACCGTGCGGCAGTAGCGGCTCATGCGGCTGCGGTCGAGCTTTAAGGCTTCGGCAATCAGGCTTTCGTGGCTTGCCATGATGTTGGCGAGGTTCCGAAGGCTCTGCGGTGTGTGGCCATGCGCCCCGATGTGGATGTGGACTCCGCATCCTCTGGAGGCGTCGCTTTTCGCTCCTGCGTGTCTGAGCTGTCTGCAAAGCTCCTGCAGGGTTTCGATATCCCCGTAGGTCAGGATCGGAGTGACCAGTTCGCATTTCTGCTCGTCCGCTCCTGCGATGGAAACGTCCTTCTGGAATTTCCACTCGCGCCCCTGTGCGTCCCAGGCGCTCCAGGTGCTGTAGCCGTTGCGGCCTGCGGTATTCTCGTATCTGCCTGTGCCGAAGAAGTCGGCGGCAACCTTGGCTGCCTTCTGGCGGGTGATGCTGTTCATCTCGACCTCGACCCCGATGGTCTGGTTTTTCATCTCTGCGATCTGCCTTGCTGTTTTCTCGTTCATGGTGAATCCTCCGTTTTCGTTTGGTGTGTTTTCCCTTTCGGTGTACACATATTCGCTCTAAAAGAGGATAATAGCAAGGCCATTTTCGATAATATACTACACAAAGATGACCGCAAGATATTGTGTAGTTTATACCTTTTTACTACCATCAGATGTGTTCTTGACCTTTCGGCACAGGTCTTCTCCGAACGACACGGAAAGGCCGCTGCTGTTGTCCCAGGCGACCATGATGGAGCCGATATCATCCACGCCCATCACAGTGCCCTGTGTGCCGATTGGCGGTGCCTGGGGATCGTCCATCCGCAGCAGCTCCACTCGGGTGCCTGATGGGAACTCCTTGCGGATACGTTCTACAACTTCCTTACTCGGAAATCGCATGGTCTACACCTCCGTTCTTAAATGCCGAAGAACCGGAGAGATTCTTCAGCAGGATCTTGCGTTCGACTTTGTATTCGCTGCCGATGAAGCCCAGGCGCAGGAGAAAGCAGCGGAAGGCGTACTTCTCATTATCCACCGCTTTCTCCGTGACCGTCACGCGCTTGGCGTTTTTGCTCATCTCGCAGAGTGCGGAAATGAAATGGGTGTAGGCTTTAACTGCATCGGCGTCCGGCAGTTCCGGGAACCAGGGAAACGTTACCCGGTCTTCCTGAATCTCAATTGGAAGTTCGCTAACACCGAGCGCCTTCTTAATCAGGCTACCCTTGGCATCCAGCAGTTTAGTAAGGTTGCCAACCGCCGCTTTGTCCAGCGGGATCTCCACTGTAAGCCCCACAGTTTCGCTCTGTGGCGCAGTGTCGGTGGCTTCGGATTCTTCCTCGAAGAACTGTTCCTCGCCGCCCTTCGCCTCGCATTCAAAGCCTGCGGCGGTGATAGCTTCAAGTACCTGCTCGACCTCCTCGCTGTCAGCACGGTCGTCAAACAGGAGCGTCTCGTCCTTGGTGACCGTGAAGTAGTCGATCTCATAATTGCAGGTGGGCATGAATTTGTATTCCGCCCTGGCGCCCGTGGCATCCGAAATGACCTTGACCAGTTCCTTGCGCTTTGCGCCTGTCACATTGTATCTGATTTCCATGTGCGAAAACCTCCTTTGTTTTTGGTAGTCACATATTCGCTCTGAACCCCTGAAATAGCAAGCGATTTCCGCACATTTTGCTGTAGAATAGCTGCCGGATCATTCGCCGGATAACTGTGCATAGTACACGATGCCGGAAAGCACAAAACAGACATTAGGCAGCGCCACTCCGTTGCCCCACATTTTGTATTCCGCAGAATCGGAGTGAGGGTCTTTCAGCCACTTGATGATCTGATTTCGGCTCTTTGGATTGGAGGATGCACCCATGACCTTTCGGTGTGTCTCAAATACCTCTGTCCAGAACTCTACTTCATCCTCGGTCGGATTGGCCGTGCCAAGGTCGGAACACCACCAGTCCGGGAATCCCTGCAGTCTGGCGCATTCGGTAGGCGTCAGTCTGCGGACGATGTAGTCAGGCTCCTTGGATACGGTAGGCGGATCTTTGAAATCTGTAGCGACCAGCGTTTCCGTCACATCATCATCCGTAAAATTGGTGTGGAAGGAACTCTTGCTTGAATGGTAGATAGGCTGTCCGACCGCTCCCGGTCCCTTGGACACCATCGTTGGCTCGATCTCCGTTTCCACCGTGATTCCGAACTTAGCGTTCCGTCCCATATTGTATGTGGCCCGGTCAATGCCGTAGGCTACCGCATGGCGGTCGGTAGCATCCAGCGTGAAGGACACATCCTCATTGACGCCGCTGCCCTGGGGACCGTTCTTGTCGGACCTTCCGATCATGGAGCCTTGCACAGCCACCACAGCCATGCCGCCCTGGTTGTAGGAAGGGTTACCGCCGTTTGCGTCCAGACAGCGGCAAGTATCCGCTTCATAAAAACCGCTGTGTGGGTTGTCCGACTGCATGGCATGGCTCTGTTTGGAGCAGATGCCGTAGACCTTCGGCACAAATACTGTCTGGTCATTGTTGCAGCCGAGGGTAGCGGACTTGTTGTCCTGAATTAATGCACCTTTGCCGCCGCCCTCACAGCCGGAGCGGATCTTCAGCGTCTTTGGCGTTTCCACCACGAAGGGCTGATTATTGCCGCCTGTGCCGTAGGTTGATGAAACGGTGGGAGCAATTCCCTCAAGTTTGGTGTATCTGGTGTCCTGACTATGGTTCTCATAGACTGCCGCAGGAACCGTCCCCGCCCGGAGGGTGGGAGAGGTTTCCTCCTCATAACCGATGGAGCGGCTGTGTGCAGAATGCTCGGTGCAAAAGCCTGCCGATTCCATCACGCAGGGTGGATGATGAACTTCTGCCCGCAAAGTGCAGGTGACGCCGTCCGTCACATCCATACGGTTTCCACCCTGGTCGTTCAGGCAGACGCAGCCTGCCGCTCCAGAGCCTTTTTCAGAAGTTCCGGCAGTTCCTTGCCACGAACGGAAGCCCTGCGGAGTATACCCAGACACGCCTTCGGACTCAAATAGTATTTTTCCGGCACTCCCGCCTGCAAGATCTGCGACAAGGTAGATACGTTTTCTGCGCTGGGGAACTCCCCAGTACTGCGCATCAAATATCCGCCATGCGAGACTGAAATCATCTGCCACGATCTCTCCGGCGGTCGGCCACCTCTCAGGTCGAGGAGTATGAATTTCGTATCCCTTGACCGAGCAGACCTCTTCGAGGACGGACTGGAAGTCCGCGCCCTTGTTGGAGCTGAATGCGCCGGGGACGTTCTCCCAGACGATGTATCTTGGATATCTGCCATTGGTTTTGCACCTCATTTCCTTTACGATTCGGACGGCTTCGTAGAAAAGACTGGAACGGGAGCCGTCCAAGCCCTCCCGTCGGCCTGCGATGCTCATGTCCTGGCATGGTGAGCCGAAGGTGATGATATCCACCGGCTCTACATCTGCGCCGTTCATTTTCGAGACATCGCCGTAATGCTTCATAAACGGCAGCCGTTTGGTGGTCACCCGGATAGGAAACGGCTCGATCTCCGAAGCCCATATAGGGGTAATGCCGGAGATCAAGCCGCCTAAAGGGAAACCGCCGGAGCCGTCAAACAGGCTGCCGAGGGTCAGTTTATTGTGTTCCATCCGTGACCTCCTCATAGCTGTATGTCCTGCCGTCCCGAAGGACGCTCACGCCATCCGCAGAACCGACCTGCTCAATGTAGCGGTTCACGATAACATCGCAGAACTTCTCATCCAGCTCAATGGTTCGGCAGATACGGTCGGTCTGCTCACAGGCAATAAGGGTAGAACCGGAGCCGCCGAAGGGGTCAAGCACTACCGAGTTTGCCATGCTGGAGTTGCCGATGGGATATGCCAGCAGGGGGATTGGCTTCATGGTGGGATGGTCGCCGTTCTTCTTGGGCTTATCAAACTCCCAGATGGTGGTTTCTTTCCTGCCCGTGTACCATTGGTGCTTGCCGTTTTTCTTCCAGCCGTACAGCACAGGTTCATGCTGCCACTGGTAGGGAGAGCGTCCGAGGACCAGGGACTGCTTCTTCCAGATACAGCAGCCGGATAAATAAAATCCCGCATCGGCAAACGCCCTGCGGAAGTTTAAGCCCTCGGTGTCGGCGTGGAACACATAGATGGATGCGTCCGCCGCCATGACCGACTCCATATTCTGAAAAGCGGCGAGGAGAAACTCATAGAATTTCTCGCCTGCCATGTTGTCGTTCTTGATTTTGCCCGCCGAACCCTCATAATTGACGTTGTACGGCGGGTCGGTGATCACCAGGTTTGCCTTAGTCCCGTCCATGAGGATGTCATAGACCTCCGGTTTGGTGGAGTCCCCGCATACCAGCCGATGCCTGCCAAGCGTCCATACATCGCCGCTTTTGGTGAAGGTAGGCTTTTGCAGCTCCGCATCCACATCGAAGTCATCCTCTTTAGCTTCGATGCCGTCATCGAACAGAGCCGCCAGCTCCTTTTCGTCAAAGCCGGTGAGCAGAGGGTCAAAGTCCATGCCCTGCAAAGACTCGATCTCCACCCGCAGAAGCTCCTCATCCCATCCGGCATCCATCGCCATGCGGTTGTCCGCAATGATATAGGCTTTCTTCTGCGCCTCGGTGAGATGGTCAGCAAAGACGCACGGAACTTCCTTGATGCCTTCTTCTTTGGCAGCAAGAATACGACCGTGACCAGCGATAATGCCAAAGTCACGGTCGATGATGACGGGATTAATAAAGCCGAACTCCCGGAGGGACGAGCGGAGCTTCGTGATCTGCTCCGGGGAGTGGGTTCGGGCGTTGTTTACATAGGGTACCAGCTTGGCAATAGGCACGAGCTGCATTTCCGTTGTCGTTTTCATCGTACCAGCCCCCATTCCGCAAATTTCTCAAAGCCGCCAAGGGACAGGATGTATCTCCGGGCGGTTTCCACGATCTCAGCGTAGGGAATGCTGTCCACGGTATCGTCCCCGATGGCGCAGCACAGTTCCACGGGCTTTCCCGTTTTCTGCGCTTTCAGCCAGGCGTAGATGTTGACCGACACATCCGCTTTGGATAGGTCTTTTCCGTGCAGACCGCCGCCTGTGACGGAGTCAGCCATATCACTGCCCAGCTTGCGATTGGTGGCGCCGGAGTCTACATCCGTGCCGCCTGTCCAGTCACCCAGGGGATTTACCTCGGCGTGAGGATATACTTCCTTGAGGTGCTGAGTCCTGGCATTGCTCTGGCAGAGGATGAGCCTTGCGCCGTCCAGAATGTACTTGCCGTCATAGTGATAAGTGTGATACACACTTCTGGCGATCTCGCAGAGGGCTTTCTGCTCCTCGGTCACAGGCATCCCTTTGAAGATACCGTTGTCGCCGCAGCGGATTCCGTCCGCCTGGTTATTGGCGAGGTGTCCGTCCTGCGGCACTTCCACATAATCCGTGTGCAGATTACCGCCGATGCGCTTCACGATGGCATACACCTCATCCAGCGGAATGTGTACGGAACTCTCCGCGATGATGTGGCAGACACCGTGGCCGATGAGAACCTCCACGGCGATCCTCGGATTTTCATCTTTTCTGTACGCCGCATCCACCAGAGCGCCGGCGATGCGGTCAGCCACCTTGTCCGGGTGGCACGGATTTACTTTTTCAAACATGGCGTTATCCTTTCCGCGCCCGCAGTAAGCGCTCCATCAAATCATCCTGGGGAGAGACCTCCCCGTAGTCGGTGCTGCAGTTTTCCTTGACGATCTGGAAGATTTCATTCCACAGCCGCACCGCCTGGTTCATGTAATTGATGCCGATATTGATAAACGGCGATGGGATCGGCTTCTGGGTAGTGGGGTGCTTGGAGAGGAATCCCATGCGGTTGGTCATCTCCTCGCACTGAATCCAGCGGGCGCTGCACATGGCATACCGCTCCAAAAGCTGTGGCGATACCTTTGCGGCGCAGCCGATCTTCTTCAGCCACTCCCAGGTTTCTTTGTAGATTTCCTCCGCCTGGAGCGTACTTCCGTCACGCTGCTCGGCGGAGAGGAACTCATGGGGCTTTGGCATATCGACACCCTCGACTTCGGGAATGTCCAGAACTTCCAGTCTGCGTCCGCCCGGATTGCCGTTCTCGGCTTTCTCCTTGACGGCAGACTTTTTTCTTCCCGCACCGGGTCTCGCACCACCGCGCCCACCTGTGTTATTGGATTTTGTCGGCATTTTCTCACCTCTTTTCCGCAAAAATAGAGCGACCGCTATCGGCCGCCGTCAATTACCCTTTTGATTTCGCCTTTTTCGCGCACGAAGCCCCGGGCCGCTGCCCGCGTACAGGACCCGCAGAGATTTTGACCGCCCTACCGGTCGCCAAGGTCGTGGTGGATCTTGGTATGGCAGGAACGGCAAAGGCTCATCAGATTGTCTCTCGCATGAGTGCCACCCTGAGAGATGGGAACGATGTGGTGTACCTCATCCACAGGAGTCAGCCGTCCTTCCTTGAGACACATCTCACAGAGAGGATGCGCCGCAGCATAGCGGTCACGGATTCGTTTCCAGGCTCTTCCGTACTTCTTGTTTACGTCCGCACTGCGTTCGTATTTGTTGTACTGCCTGCGGGCGGCTGCTTCGTGCTCCTTGCAGTATTGACCATCCGTGAGGTTGGGACAGCCGGGGTAGGAGCAGGGCCGCTTGGGTTTCCTTGGCATCGCTTCACCTCCTTGGGGCATAATAAAAGCCCCCACAGGATCGCTCCCATGAAGGCTGTTCTTGTATTCTACTTCGCTATTGTAATGATATCACAGGACGGGTGTGCCATACTGTGCCAAACCGTGCCAACTTTCAATTCGGGACAGAAAAGTTCTGGAGAGCCGACCCGTGTATGCGGTGTACCGTGCGAAGCGACACGTTCAGCATCCGGGATATCTCCTCCCAGGAGCAGTTGTCCAGGTAACGGTAACGGAGTACCAGCTGCTCCTCACGGCTGGCAAGCCTGTCGATTGCCGCATTGATGGTTTCCTTGAGACACACCAGATACGCCACCTTTTCCGCCACATCCCTCTGGATGGCGTCGATTTTCTCAAGGCACCGGACAAAAGGGGCTTCTGTCGGCTTGTTTGGGTTGTAGTGCGGTTCGAAATTACTGCCTGAGACGCTGCTCGATAAATCCCTCCAGTAGTCAATCTCACGCAGACGGCAGTTTATAAGGGCATCCAGGTGCCGCGCCTGGTTCAGATACTCTTTTGCGGTCATGCGTCCACCTCCTTCTGCAGGGAGCGGATCAGCATCTCGCCTTTCACATCTGTGAGTGCCGAATACCACTGCGAACGGAAGAACCGCTCAATTTCGGCTTTATCCGCTTGCGCCGCCCTATTACGGGAGTTGGCTTTCAGGCTTTTCAGCGCCATGCGGTAATCCTTCACAGCTTGCAGGATGATGGCGTTCGCAAGGTCCTCGTAAATCGTGATATTGCTCATATTCGCACCTCCGAAATTTTGATCCTCGGATTGGCACGGATTTTCTTAGATTGTCTCAGATTTTCAAGTCCGCTTTCACGGCATCGATCAGGGCCGTCTGGGTATGCTCCTTTTTGGAGAGGGCTTTCATGATGCGTTCGTCAATGGTGCCCTTTGTGACGATGTGTTGTACCACCACAGTTTCAGAAGTCTGCCCCTGCCGCCAGAGCCGCGCAATGGTCTGCTGATAAAGCTCCAGGCTCCAGGTCAGTCCGAACCACACGATGGCCGAACCGCCGCTCTGGAGATTCAGCCCATGCCCGGCGGAAGCGGGATGGATCAGCGCCACCGGTAACTCGCCATTGTTCCATCTGCGGATACTGGCGGCGTCATCCAGCCGGGAGAACGGGATATGCAGCTTTCGCAGCCTTTCCGAAATACGGGTCAGGTCATGCTTGAACCAGTAAGCCACCAGAAGCGGTTTGCCGTTGGCGGCTTCGATGATGTCCTCCAAAGCGTCAAGCTTGCGGTCGTGGATGCGGATGGTTTCGCCGCCGTCGTCATAGATTGCGCCGTTCGCCATCTGGGAGAGTTTCCCGGAGAGGGAGGCGGCGTTGGCGGCAGTGATCTCTGCGTTGCCCAGCGACAGCACCAGCTCCTGTTTCAAGTCCGTGTATTTTTTCTGTTCATCCTCGGAAAGCCGAACCGTGTATTCACTGCTGACCAGCTTTGGCATATTCAGGTGGTCGGCGGACTTCATAGAGATGGTGATGTCCGAAATCTGTCGGTAGATGGCGTCCTCTGCATAGGGCAGGGGTTTGTAGGAGTAGATGACCTGGCCGTTTCGCTTGTCCGGCGTGAAGTAATCGGTGCGGTACTTGGTGATGAACCGTCCAAGCCGCTGCCCCATGTCCAGGATGCGAAACTCCGCCCACAGATCCATCAGACCGTTGGACGCAGGAGTGCCGGTCAGTCCGACGATGCGGCTCACCTTTGGTCTGACCTTTAACAGTGACTTGAACCGCTTTGTCTGGTGATTCTTGAACGAGGATAACTCATCGATCACCACCATATCGAAGTCAAAGGGAATGCCGCTCTCATCAATGAGCCACTGGACGTTTTCCCGGTTGATGATGTAGATGTCAGCGCGTCTCATCAATGCCGACCGGCGCTGGGCTTCCGTCCCGACAGCCACGGAGCAGATGAGATCCTGAAGGTGATCCCACTTATCCGCTTCAGCCGTCCATGTGTCCCGCGCCACTCTTAAGGGTGCGATGACCAGCACTTTATGGACCTCGAAGCTGTCAAACAGCAGGTCGGCTATGGCTGTCAGCGTGATGCTGGTTTTTCCCAGGCCGCAGTCTAAGAAGATAGCGGCTGCGGGGTGTGTCTCAATGTAATCCACCGCATATTTCTGATATTCATGAGGTTCGTATCTCATCCAGTATCCCTCCAATCTGCTCCGTATCGTCCAGCACATACACCGGAAATCCCAGCCGCCGCAAAAGCCTGTGGCGGGAAAGCTGCAGAGGTCGCGGCTTTTCTCCCAGAGCCTTGACTTCAACAAAGCCTATCCGTCCATTCGGCAGCAGCACCATGCGGTCCGGCATACCGTCAAAACCGGGAGATACGAGCTTGGGGCAGATGCCGCCGGCCTTTTTGACCATCTGCGTCAGTTTCTTTTCAATTTCTTTTTCTCTCATGGGCGTATCCTTTCTATGGGGTCGGCTAATTCAAAAGCGGCGTAGGCGGCCAAGACAAAATTGTCGAGGGGCTTGCCCTTGTAGCTCCAGGCGGTCCTGCCATCCACATATACGCTGTAGCGATTGCTGCCCTTGTTGTTGATAAACACCTTTCTGCCCCGATAAGTCAGCTGATAGTTTCCATACCAGTTCTTTCGCCATTGACGGTGGGGAAAGTTACGTTTCCGCTTGGCGCGGTTTTTCATAAGCCGCTCACGCTCTCTGGCGGCGAAGATATCGCCCTCCATAATCCCTGCGCAGATACAGCCGACTGAAACAGTCTCAAAATACTCGTCATGACGCATCACATGGACAAAGCGTACCTGTGAACAATCGCAGAGTTCACAGGTGAACAGGTCGATGTGATCGGGATCTTCCTCTTCATCGGCCACATCGTAAATGTAGTCACAGTACCAGCTGGAGAGAGGCGCTCCCCATTCCCGAAGCCGCTTCTGACACCTGCGGACATATGCGCTGTCTATTTCATACATTGACATTTTGATTTACCTCCGTGTTCTTAAAAACCTGAAAATCCTTACGCGCGTGCGTATGCGTGTTTTACGGGTTCTGTACAGTCTTTTTTATACATTTTCAATTTGTATACTTTTTTAGGAACACAGGAACGAAGCCTGTAAAGTTGCCTTGCGGCGGCACATTCGGTGTGTTCCTGGCGGCGTTCCCGGAGTCTCCCCTGGGAACACTGCCGGAAGTCGGGAACTGTTCCTTATTCGCTCCGTTCCCGAAAAATCAGTCAGGAACATCGCCGGGAACAAAGACGAACTGCGGTCCGTAGGGCTTGACGCGCTCCTTTTTCTCCTTGCGCACCCAGCCGAGTTTCGTGAGCATGGCCGTGAGATTGTTGGATTCGGCGCGGCCAAGGCTGCCCTGATCCTTCCCGAAAAGCTCACACCAGATCTCCATATTGCAGACCCGTGTTCTGGCGACCGTACCCACACGGCCAATATTGTTCACTCCGGCGAGGAAGGAGCGGCGGTCGAACAGATCCATGCCGTCCCAATCCTCCGGGAGCAGGGTCTCCAGATACTCGCGCACCAGCCCTTCACGCTCATCGGACTCCAGGGCTTCCCGCTGTTCGCTTTTCGCCAGCATCTCCAGGTCGGGAGCAAGATGCAGCTTCTCGCCGTCCTTTACAAGCACCAGCACCTCCGCCCAGATCTGGCTGATATCCTCGGTGGTAAGTTCCCAGGAGTGCTTTATGCCGCCGCCCGGCGTTTTGACAGGCCAGAACCGGCGGTTGCCCGTGGTATCCCGCAGATAGCCGGACTCGGCATTGGTGGTGCCAAAGAAGATGCACTGCCTTGGGTGCGGCGTTGCCCGTCTGCCGAATGCGGCGCGGTAGATATCGTTCTGTCGGGAAAGGAAGGAGCGCAGCGTCTCCACCTCAGCTTTGCGAAGCCCTGCCAGCTCACCGATTTCCAGAATCCAATAGCCCTGCAGCTTTTCGGCAGCGGTCTTGTCCTTGGTGTCGCTCAGGTTCAGACTGTCGGAGAACCACTCTCCGGCAAGGCGGGAGATGAGGGTAGACTTGCCGATGCCCTGGGGACCGTTTAAGACCAGCATGGTATCGAACTTCACACCCGGCTCCTGCACCCGGCGCACGGCGGCGCAGAGGGTCTTTCTGGTCACGGCACGGACGTAGGAATTATCCTCCGCACCCAGATAGTCGATGAGGAGCGTGTCCACACGGGAAACGCCGTCCCATTCCGGCAGAGCCGCCAGATATTCGCGGATGGGATGGTAGGAGCGGTCGTCTGCCACCTTGGTCACGGCGATCTGATAGTTGCGCTGGGAGAATGTGCCGTAATGGGAGTCCACATAGCTGATCAGCTGTGCGTCATCGGCGTCCCGCCAATACTTGGACGGGTGCTTCCAGGGCACATCGCCCTTGATCTCCATGCCGTCCAGCTGCTGGTTGAACACGATATTCTGGAGCTGCGGATCGTTCTGGAGGATGAGCGTGATGTTGTGGAGGTTGTTCTTTAGCACCGTGGAGCGGGGTTCGTACTGGAAACGCTTCTGCCAGTCGGTATCCTCGCTGCCGGAGAAATCCGTCTCGGCGTCCGCCATTCTTTCGCTTGCCGCCAGCAGCTTTACCTCATCCTGCTGCATGGCGAACTCGCACATCGCCTTATAGGACGCTTTTTCGTCCAGATCGCCAAAGCGGTGGATACGGACGATGTCAAAGGCGTTGCACAGCTTGAGGTAAGCAGGATCTTTGGCATGGTGGCTGTAGACGAATTTATCTTCCTTAATCTCCACGCCCGCCATACTGGAGGATGCGATCAGGTGCCAGCGGTTCTCATTGTCGGTCGGCTCATAGACATCGGAGAGAAATGTCTCCAGCGCCTTGCTGATGGGATAATAAGTGCGGTTGAACAGACCCACCACGCCCTCTTTGGTCAGCGGGTCCTGCACCTTCTGCTGTGCGGTGGTATTCGCCTTGCTTTCCCTGGAAGATGTGGGCAGTCTTGTAGGGTCGGTCCATTCCGGGTGCTTTGTGAGAATCGCATCGGGGTCGAGCCAGCCACCGTCTGTCTCCTTATACACAAAGGAGCCGTTAGCCGGGGTGGACGGCCAGTACATCAGCTGATTGGGCTGGTAGGAACATTCGTCGAAATAGTCGATGCCCAGCATCTGAGCCAGATAGCGGGACACCGCCACAAATTCCTCCGGGGTCACATCCCTGGTCAGCGGGAACACCAGCCGGACGCGGGGATTCTCCTCTGTGCTGCTGTGAGTGGTGTACAGCGCAGAGGCATAGGGGCAGAGGGACTCATAGCTATCCAGAAAAGCGGTGTCGATGCGGTCGCCGTCAAGCGCCACCATCGAGCGGCTTTCCACGGTATCGACCTTGCGTCTGCCGCCCTTCAGCACGCCCGCCACAAAGCCGCCGTGGTCTTTGGCGGCGTCACGCTGGGCGCGGCTCATCTTCGCATATTCCTCGGCGGACTCGGTGGTGCGGATGGTCACTTTGAGCCGCTCCTTTAGATTGTCAAATCGTATGGTCTTGTTGACCCATCTCTTTGCCTGCCGGTTGTTGCCGTAGGCGATGTTCAGTTCACGCATAGTCGGTTACCTCCTCGCACATAGTCGTAAAATATCTCAAACGGTAGTTCTTCCATTTGGCTCTGCGGATCTCCGCTTCCATGCCGGAAGAGATGTATTCTCCGAATACCCACACCTCGGAGCATTTGCTCATGAGGGCGTTTCCAAAGAACAGCCCCAGCTGACGCTCCTTTGGATCGGCGTCATTGAGGAACTGCGGAAACAGCAGATGCGGCGCAATGGGAATGTATCCGGCGTCCACGGCAAAGCGGCTGTACCTCCGGGCGTTCTCCACATTGGCGGCCACCTCTCCGGCATAGGGAGAGCAGATGTAGACGATAGGGCGGAAAGCGCGGAGGGCGCGTTCCTCCTTTTCTATATTGGTGAGGGCTTCATAGGTGGTGGGGTCGTAATAGCCCTCGCTGTTGAATTTATTGATGCTCATAGGCGTTACCTCGTTAATCTTTCTTGTAAAAATCAGTTTCGTAGCCATCTGCACGAAGCTGCAGTCCGTTTGCCCAGGGCGGAGTCCTGCCCATCTGGTCACAGACGGCCTGTAGTGACATCCGGCGGTCGGCTTCAATGACCACTTCGTCGTGGATATGCATGACGATGGAGCAGCAGCGAAGGGTCTTCATGGCGTAACAAAGGATATCTCGTGAGGTTGCCTGGACGATGTTTTCTACGAATTTTGGACCGTAGCTGTCAATGCGTTCCCATTTCTTCGTGCCGCCGACGCCTTCATAGGTGATACAGTCGCCGCCAAAACGGTTCTCTCCGATCTTTGGCTTCACATAGGCAAGGCTCCTGCCGGACGGCAGAGTGATAAACAGCATCCCGTTTCTGGCGGAGAATATGATGCCGTGTGTTTTCGTGGTGGTCTTACGGGTAACAGCGTCCATCACAGCGTGGTCAACCGCCCACCAGAACTGCACGATCTTCGGATTCGCCTGACGCCATGCGGAAACCAGAGCTGGAAGTTCGTCCTCTGACAGCCCCATCTCCAGTGCGCCCATAGCCTTAAGTGCGCCCACGGAGCCGCCGTATCCGAGAGCCAGTTCGGCGATCTTTCCTTTCTGCCGAAGGTGGCCGTTGACGCCGTGCTTTTCTACGGGGACGCCGAACATCTGGGACGCGCTGGCGCAGTAGATGTCCTTGCCCTCGGCGAATACATCCTGCCGCCACTTCTCGCCGGCAAGCCATGCGATCACCCTGGCTTCAATCGCGGAGAAGTCCGCCACAATGAATTTCCTGTTTTCCTGCGGCACGAATGCCGTGCGGATCAGCTGAGAAAGGGTATCCGGCACATCCTCATAGAGCATTTCCAGAGCGTCAAAGCCGCCTGCCCGGACAAGCCCTCTGGCTTCGGACAGATCGTCCAGATGATTCTGAGGGAGATTCTGCATCTGAATGATGCGGCCTGCCCACCGCCCGGTGCGGTTGGCTCCGTAAAACTGGAACATACCTCTTGCCCGGTCATCGGCGCAGATGGCGGTTTCCATCGCCTGATATTTTTTAACGCTGGATTTCGCAAGCTGCTGGCGCAGGGTCAGTACCTTTTGCAGCTGCGGCGGCGCAGTTTTCAAAAGCTCCGCTACAGCCTTTTTGCCCAAGGTATCGGTCTCCACGCCGTTATCCGCAAGCCACTGCTTCATCTGCTGTACCGAGTTGGGATTATCCAGTGAGGTCAGTTCCTTCATTGCCTGGGTCAGCTCCGAGCGGGAGCGCCCGTCCATCTGAATGGCCTGCCGCACCAGCTCCATATCCAGTCCCACGCCGCGGTCGTTGATCTCCTGATCGAGGTGGTATTCCTCCCAGACGCTGTCCGGCACGGGATACTTTGAGAGCCGTGCCTGGATAGACATCTCCGTCTCCACATCGCGGATGTTGTATTTTTTAAATGTCAGCCATTTATCCGGGGCGTGTTTTGGGAGATTGCGGGTGCGCTGACCGTTGGACTTAGTTGGCGCACAGGGCTGGCAGAAATATTTGATGAGGTCTTTGCCTTCGGTCAGCTTTTGTTTTTCCAGCCCAAGAACGGCGCCGGCTCCCTCCAGGGATAAGGGCAGACCCATGTACGCAGTCCAGACCATCGAGCATCTCCAGGAATCCGGATCTAGATAGTCGCCGGTCGGATAGCCCAGAAAGCGTGACAGGCAGATGCGTTCAAAATTAGCGTTGAAGGCCCACTTGGTCACCTTGTCGTCCTCCAGTGCGGCAAGGATCGCTGGCGGGATTTTCTCTCCGCAGGCAAGGTCTATCTGCTGTACGAGACCGCCGTCCACGCTGTAGGCAAAGAGCAGTATTTCAAAATCGGGAGACTCCACATAACGATACACACCTGTTTTTTGCAGGGACTGGTCACTGTAGGTCTCCAGGTCGATTGATAAGGTTTGCATTTCGTCACTTCCTTCCATACCCCAATAGGGCGGCAGATCGCTCCGCCGCCCTGGGGCTTGGTACTTTATTTCTCCAGCAGCTTCATGCGGTTTTCATGATACTCTGCGTCACGGGCTGCCTGTTCACGCTCACGCTTTTCGCGCTTGCGGTCATAGAGGAAGGACTGGATGCTGCTGATCAGAATGACTGCGCTGATGCACAGCCAGATGGCGAGAACAGCAAAAAGCAGAATTGTCTGAAACATTGTCATGGCCGTTTACCTCCCTTGTCTTAACCGAGGAAATCCTCGTCGTCATCAGTTGCGAAGTCAGCTTCGGCACTGGCCTTGCCGCCCAGGGGTTCGCCGGGACGGATGAGCTGCAGATTGTTCAGACCGCAGGCGATGCCCTTGTTGCCATTGCTGTTGAAAGCGTACAGGTTGATGGAAGCTCTGCCGTACACGCCGGAATACACCTCGGAGCGGGTCAGAACAGGATTGCGGTCTGCGTCCACGATGCCGGGAGCGGTGGCGGAGTTGGCGTTGATGAAGTAAGCGTTCGCATAGGCGGGATCGTCTGGCCTTTCAACGTCGCCGTCTCTCAACGGAGTCTTGATCGCGGAGAGAGGAGGCACGCTGCGGCCGTTGCCCTTCAGCTTGGCCTGTCCCTCCTGGTAGGCGGCTTCGATGGCGGCCTTGATCTTCGCCACCGTCTTAGTGTCGGACTTCGGGATGATCAGCGATACCGAGTACTTCGGCGTGCCGCCGTTGATGGACTTGGGCTCCCAGACATTGGCGTAGGACCAGCGGGTGTCGGGACCGGTGATGACCTTCATAGGGTTGTTGACTCTGTTTGTGTTGTTAGACATATTACATTTCCTCCATAAAATCATTTTTTGCGGTATTCCATTCGGGCCGTTTATCACTCGACCGCACGAGCGTCGGCCTGCCTTGCGGCTTTTCAATGTAGGGTGCGAGAAGCTCCTCAAAGCGGGATTGGCCCAGCAGCTTCTGCATGGCGGTGATGCCGAGGAGTTTCTTTTCGTAGGGGTTGAAGCCGGCGCCCTCAACGGCTGCGGCCACAGCGGCTTCGCTGGTGTATTTGCGGTTGGAGCGGCCCTCGACCAGCTTCCAGCCGGGGAACGCCGTACCGCTGACTGCCTGCTGAAGAGCGTATTCCTTCACATCCGCAGCCCAGGCGGTAAGAGCGTCCACCTTGTCCAAGATGCCGGCGATTTCCTCATCGGTCAGGAGGGGCGGCTCCTCAAAGTCGTACCGGGCAAGCGCGAGATTCGCTTCGGCTCGTTCCCGGCATTCGGCCTTTGCCTTGCAGAACCGGCACCATTCGCCGCAGTGAAAATCGCCGCCGCCCTCGTATGCCAGCTTTGCCTTATAGGTCAGGTCGTTCTGCGCCCATTCGAGCAGACCGTCCTTTTCCATAACGCAGACGCTGATATTGGATTTCCTGGGCTGGTAGATGGTCATGCGGACGGAGTCGATGTCGTAGATACCGTCAAAGATCTCCAGAGCGCCGAGGGCATACAGCATCATCTGCGGATTATCTACGGCGCTGACCTCCACGCCTTTGCCGTGCTTATAGTCCACGATGTTCAGCTCACCGTCAGCGATGACGATGCAGTCGGCGGTGCCGAAACCGTCCTGCACCCAGCGGGAGAAATCCACTCGCTGCTCGATCAGGATGACCGGGTCGGCACAGGTCTGCTTTGCGGTCTCCAGAAGCTCCGATACATAGGCGGCATACCCGGCGGCGCAGTCCTCCATCTCTTCGTTGTACCAGGAGAGGTTTTCGATGGGATCATCCGCCGGAATCCCCAGAGCCTGCTTCAGCCGAAACTCACAGAGCGCATGGGCGTCCGTTCCTTCGGCGGCGTAATCGCTGCCCTTGTCCTCGTAGGCTTCGCACAGCCTTGCGGAGGGCGGACAGTTGAGCCACCGTTCGGAAGAAGAAGCGGATAAGACTGCGTGCTTAACTGCCATTAGTCAGCACCTCCGCTTCGGCGAGCAATGCCTTGTAATGTGCGGGGTCGATCTGTGACAGCTTGGATGCGCCGTACTTTTGAAGCAGGGCGCGAATCTCGGCGGTGTGTCCCTGGCGGGATTTGTCCGCAAGCACGGCTCTGACCTGCTCCAGCGTCAGAGCCGGTTCGGGAGGAGAAGCAGGAGCATCCTCTGCCTGCGGTTCACTGCTGAATACCTTCGTCAGCCAGTCAGCGGCATCCGAAATAGCAGCGGCAGCACTGCGTAAGTCTTCGATGGTCTGTGCCATATCGCTCATTCTGCTCATGTGATTTTCCTCCTTCCCTGGATTTGCTCTGCTGGCGTGCGATGGTCAGGTTGCTTGCCAGTCTCCTTGACACCACGCTGATTGCGGTCAGGACATCAACAATGTCCTCGTCGGCACGGGCGTCATAATGGTTTGCGTTGTAACTCATATCAGCGGTCCCTCCTTTCCCAAGGCGTCTTGTGTTGCCTTTCACAGACCCATCTGGACAGGAAAGGAGGGGTTGGCCGAAAGATTTTAGAATTTTTCCTTGAGTCGCTTCAGCAGCTGATTTCTTTTATACACAAATGTGTTCCGGGGCATCTGCAGCCGCTCTGCGCCGGCGCGTTCAGAAAGCCCGTCCGCAATAGCCATGAGGATCTCGTAGCTTTCCGGGTCGGATGACTGAAGCTCCGTGAGCAGGCCGTTCAGAATCAGGGAATCGATATCGATCTCCGTGGTCAGCCTGCTGTCCGCAAGAAAGCTGGTGCGGGAGACGCCGTTTTCGTAAGCGTTCTCCATTTCAGTGTCGATGGAGAGATGCTGGGGAGCGTCCTTCGGGATACAGCGGAACTCGCAGGTGTCGCAAATACCGTCGCACTTGTAGCTCTTTTTGTACGGGATGCAGCAGGCTCCGGCTCTCTGCTTTGCCTTGCGGGTAGTCCCTACGAACCGCTCCCAGTCCCGTTTCTGTTCCGGGGTGACATCAATCCACTGCTTGAGCGGACGGTAGTAGATGGTTGATGTGGTCTGATTTGCATTGTTTTTCATAAAAAGTCCTCCGTTTGTCGATTTCTCGAAACGGAGGACTCTGGGCGCTGCCGCAAAAAGGGTGCAAAAACCTAACCGCAGTCCTAACGAAGTTCTCCGTTTCGGATTGCAGCTAACCCGCTCAAAAGGCAGCTGTGATATTGAGTTGTGCCGCCGGATGCCGTTGAGCCATCAGTGATCAGGTGATGCGGTGTCGGGCGGTGAGCAGTTTAATGTCTTGCTCAGGACAGATTTAGCGTCCAAAAAAGAAAAACGACAGAACGATACCTTGATTCAGGTATCCGTACTGTCGTCTGGCGCTCTCACGGATTTCTGTTTGAATTTACTTCGCATATTCATGCGTAATCTTGAGTGTTCTGTCTGCATTGGCAGTGATTCGTGTAATACAGTCTTTCTTTCGGATAACGATGACCTTGCCGTCCTTGCTCTGGTCGCAAACACGCTTGTCATTGAGATTCTTGACCTGTTCCATACAGTTCTCCTTTCTTCGGAAACTATAAGTTCCACTTAATCCAAAAAAAATAGGTCTTTAAGTTCTGCATCGGGAAAAGCCTTGATAAGACCTCCGATGCACTTCTTACCGCCGACACGCCTTCCACGCAAAAGACGGCTCACTTCCATCCGAGAAACACCCATTTTCATAGCAAGCTGACTGCCTGTCCATTTGCGGCGTTCCATCTCTTGTTTCACATACTCTATGTTTGGCTTCATCTGATACTCCTTTCCAAAACCTAAAGATTCCACCATTCTAAAATAAATACTGCGTTATGGCGGCAGGTTGACTTGGAACTTTAAGGTTCCGTTTTCTATAGTATACACCTTTAGGTTACAAAATGCAAGAGGTTTTTCAAAAAAGTGTTGCTTTTAGGTTACGCTTATGGTATAATAAAAGAGGTTCAAGCGAGGAGGGACTATATTATGAACGAACTCGGGACTTATATAAAGGAAAAAAGAACGGAAAAAGGGCTGTCAATAAGGCGGCTTGCAGAACTTGCCGCTATTAGCCATACCGAAGTGAAGCGAATAGAAGACGGTCTTAGAAAACAAACTTCTCCGCAGGTTCTTCGCTCCATAGCGTCCGCGCTCGGTGTGCCCTATGAGGATTTGATGGCGGCTGCTGGATATATTGATGAGCCTACTGCGGAAACAGAAAGCAGTACAGTAGCTACCGGCATAAAGGATACGGAAGACTTGAGTCAAGAAGAGATTGATCAGGTCAACCAGTATATTGCATTCTTGAAAAGCCGACGCAAAGATTAAAGATTAACGAGGTGACTTCTTAGCAAAGAGGGCACCTCGTTCTCTTTTTAATTATGTGCGAACAGGAAGACGTACAAGCTGAACTGCTGGGAAGCGGTTCTGTGCTTCATTCACAACAGCATCGTATAGCTGCAGCGACTTGGTTAAATCCTCTATCGTTATGGCAAGAGCGTAGTCAACCTCCTGGTCATCCTCCACGTCATAGCGAGTATGAAGTTCAAGCCATACTTCCCAATCACCACCGTGAAAACTTGAAAATTCCTGCTCGAAGTGGAAACAGGTATCCCAATCCTTGCGACCATCTGATTCTGACGGATTATTCGTAACAAGGTTATCCTTACTGTTTCTTGAATGAAGGGACGCATTGACATATGCTCCGAGATAATCAGCGCCCTTAGTTTTATCGACAGGCGGTTGTGTGACGCAGGTTACTGTCACTCGTATTTTTTTATCCCTCTTACTCATATCCATCTGCGTATCGCAAATACTCGGCATTAGAAACTTGGCGTGCTGCTTGAATTTCTTATTCATCGTACCCCTGTGGAGGAAGGTCACGCGATGAGCAGTAGAAAACATACTCACAAGAGGATTTGCTATGCCTCTGCCGTACAGATTGCCATAGAAGGCATTTTCGTCCCTTGTGATTTTTTTCTTTGCAACCTCGCTGATAGGCATCTCGGCGCCGTGATAGAGAAGTGCCTCCGACATAAGGATATCCTGATTCGGCACAGACTGTGATATCTCCGCAAGGTCTCCTGCAACAGTAGGAGCCGTAAAACTTGTACCTGCCTCAAATGCCCATTGACCGCCGCTGGCAATCATCATGGCATATTCATCTGGCGGTACGAAGTCAGCCTTGGTCATCGTTCCCGCAAGAGATACGATATCGGGTTTGCGGAAACCTCGGAACCCGGGACCGATTCTCGAATAAGGAGCCACATCATATTGGCGGCTCAAACCTTCCTTGTGTTCCGCACCGACAATAGCTCCGACTGCTATATTCAGCATGGAATCTGCTGGTGCTGCTATTCTATTGTCATCATCTTGCAGGATGTCTTCAAGGGAGTCCTGGCTACGATACAGATAATGATTGCCGGCTGAAATGGTAAATTTCACACCATACTGAATGGCAAGGACATCCAGTTCGTACCCAAGAATACTGATTTCGTCACCCTGGATAGGAGTCTCTTCGCTTGATGAGAAGTTGAAGATTTTAGTTATGTCTTTATAGCGCAGGACTGCCTCCTTGATTCTTGCAATCATAGTGCTGTTACAAATAAGGTCGGGACGATCAGGCTTATGGGAGTCGGGATCGAGTCCACGGATGTTACAGTCGATGATTCTTGCTCTTGGTGTGAGTACGCCGGACGCAAGCTGTTCGCCGAGATTTTCAAACGCCACCTTGCTCGCCACATTCGTTCCGTGTTTCTTATCCCCCGGAGCGGCTCCAGTAGGAACCCAATGCTCGACAATCAGCGGTTCAAGTTCCGCAGGGAAATCCACTCCCGTATCAAGAACAGCCACGATAGGAAGCTCATCTATCGAAACATTTGGATTCAACGACATCTGCGCCTGCGCAGGAACCGTATACATCGGAGATGTGGCGTAGAAGCCTGTCGGAGCAACATGACTGACAATAGTATCCCTGGAAATCTCTTCAAGTTTACCAAGCGGAATCTCCGCACGGACAATAGGTGTTCCATCAGAAAGTTTATATGGCTTCGCTTGGATTTTACCTTGATTCTGCTCAATAAGCGCAATAAGCCTCTCTTCCGCACGGACCTGAACCTGCGGATCGGTACCCTTTGGGAGCAATTGTTCCATGATTTCAACATCAAGTGGGAAAGTAGCCTCACGTTCAAGCAGTTCTTTTATCGAGGGAGCCTGTTTTCCCATTCCATCCGGAAATTGAAAATCATCTATGTACTGAAATTTCTTGTTACTGCGCTTGCCATCACGGTAAGCGCCTACCCTTTGTTGTAGGGAATCAAACTTGGACTTGGATGATGATACAATGGCGTGGCGTGAATCTTTTACTTTGGCGAAGGTCATTCCTTCCTGTTCCAAGAATTCACGAAGTGTTTTGTTTGAGAATTTCTCACCCTCTTGCAGCACAACTTCAAACAGACGGATATCCTCATCACGAAGAGAATCCGTCCCTTGCACGCGGGTATAGGCAGACACAATTTCTTGAAGACCTGTGGAAAGTTTCGTTCCATGCTTCATCCGATCCAATCCCAGGTCTTTACTCCGAGCCTGCTTTTTATTCTCAATAGCCTCTACATCATCCTCAGTAATGAGGAGATGGGGTCTGAAATCATCTGCCATACCTATTCATCCACCTCTTTGCCCTTAGTTATCTTATTTATCTGATAGCTAAGAGTGTTATGTGGCATCCCGATTGCTTTCGCAAGAGTACGGACGCTCACGCCCTTTGCTTTCAGATCGGCGGCGGCATCCACCACGCCTGCCCCGTTTGAATTATTCGTCATCTGTTGGATAAGCAGTTCTATCATATCCTCCATCGTAACCGCCTTATCTGTGGTCACATAGCGTTTAGCGGCGGAGATAACCAGTTCCTTTATCTGTGCCACGCTGCGGTCTGCAGTAAGGTCAGTCAGCTTCTGTATATCTACCTTGGTTTCTACAGTATAGTCTTTAAACCACCGCTGAATTAGTTCGCTCCGCTGTTTTGCATCCGGGTATCCGATATTGATAGTATAGTTGAATCGTCTGAAAATTGCGGGATCAAGAAGATGCTCATGGTTGGTAGCCGCAATCAGAAATACATTCGGCGGCATATTATCGAAGTTCTGGAGCAGAGCCGTTACGACGCGTTTCAGTTCTCCCATCTCGTGTCCGTCATCGCGCTTCTTGGCGATGGCATCGAATTCATCCAGAAAAAGGACAATGTTTTGGTTGCCCACGCTGGAGAATATCTTCCTTAAGTTCACACTAGTCTGTCCAAGGTAGGAGGAAATAAGACCGTCTATCCTCACATAAGCCATAGGCAGATTCAGTTCGTGCGCTATGGCATTTGCCGTCATCGTCTTTCCGCATCCAGGAGGTCCACAGAGTAGTAGACGGTTTGCGGGAGGGAGATTGTGCTTTGCCAGCTTACTGTTGTTCTGGCGTTCCTCCAAAATCTGCAGGAGGAGTTTCCGCTGATTCTCTGGCAGGACAACATCGGAGAGAGAAATGTCCGAGTGGACAATGTCGTACAGTTCCAGGAGACTGTCCTTGTCTCTCGGAGTGAAGGAACTGCCTCCTGCAGATTGGACGGCAAAGCCTCCCCCGGCAGGCTGCCCGACCTCAGGCTTCTTCATCAGAGTAATGTTTTTTCCCTTATATGCATCGAGGAGCATACTGGAAACACGGCTGTTTCCTTTCTTATCCTCGTCAGCCGCCAAAGCTTCCACAGCGGTCTTGAAGGAACTCTCGTCCCCGGAGCAATGAGCAGCGATAATATTTGCAATCAATTCGGCTTTCATAGTCTATCGATTCCTCTTTCTCAGTCATAGTGTCGGACTGTAACTTTTAGTTTACACTATTTCGAGGCAAATGTCAATAAGTTTTCCGAAATTCTTTGAACACCTTTGAACACAATCCAAATTACCATCCATATCCCAACTCCGATTTTGGAAAATAAAATTTCGCGTTCTCGCACTCATCAATTGACTTTTGAAACGAAATGTGCTATACTGATATGTAACTGTTAAGTTACTTGGGAGAAATGCGCCCTTGACGGAAACAAAGGGTTGCAGATTTGAGGAGCATTTGCATGGTTATCAGCTATAAAAAGTTATGGAAGTTACTGATCGATAAGGACATGAAGAAGCGGGATTTGAGGGAGGCGGCGCAGCTCAGTTCCTCCACCGTGGCGAAGCTCACACACGGAGAAAATGTCAGCACGGCGGTTCTCTTGAAGATATGTGCTGCCCTTCAGTGCGACATATCTGATATCATGGAAGTCGTGCCGGATGGGAGTCCCGCATCAGAAGATTGATTGCCGGAAAGGATGTAAGGCACCAATATGTTTAATTTTGGAAATGCAAACGAGGGACAGCGAAAAGCGATAGCTGCTGCCGAAGGTCCTGTCCTCATTACTGCGGGACCTGGAACAGGCAAAACCTACACACTTGTCCAACGAGCGATCTATCTCATAGAGGAATGCGGCGTAAAGCCGGAAAGCATTTTTATTGCCACTTTTACGGAGAAAGCGGCAAAGGAACTGATTACAAGAATCACGAATGAACTGTCGGATCGAGGCATCGTGGCGAACATCAATGAGATGTATATCGGCACGTTTCATTCACTCTGTCTTCGTATCCTTAAGGAGCATCTTGAATTTACAAGACTTCGCAGAAACTACCGCCTCCTGGATGCGTTCGACCAGCAGTACATGGTGTTCCAGAATATCCACCGTTTCCGTAATATCCAGGAGGTAGAGGTTGCTCTGCCGAACGGCGGCGCATGGAAGCAGTCGGAAGCTATCTGCAACTATGTGAATAACCTCTCCGAAGAATTGGTGACGCCAGAGGAACTGATGTCCGATACTGACCTGTCGATTGCGGCTCTGGGACGGATGTTGAAGGAGTACCGCGATGTCCTAACTGAGGGCAATCTGATGGACTTCTCGTCTATTCAGATTGAAGCCTATCATCTGCTCCGGGACAACGCCGGGATTTTGGAGGAACTGCGCTCCAAGGTCACGCACATCATGGTGGACGAATACCAGGACACGAACTTCATCCAGGAGCAGCTTGTGTTCCTCCTCGCAGGAGACCGCAAGAACATCTGTGTGGTCGGTGACGATGACCAAGGCTTGTACCGCTTCAGAGGTGCCACCATCCGTAACATCCTGGAGTTTCCGCAGAAGTTTGCGGACGGCGAATGCCGCGTCATCCCACTGGTCATCAACTACCGCTCCAACAGCGACATCGTTGATTTCTACAACGAGTGGATGGCTACCACAGACGGTGCGAAGTTCAAGTTTCGCTGGGATAACTTCCGTTACGATAAAAGGATCGAACCGCACGAGAAAACCACTCTCCACAGTCCCGCAGTCGTGAAACTCGCAGGCGTGGACGATACGGATGAGTGGCACGAGAAGATACTGCAGTTTATCAACAACTTGAAAGCCTCCGGCAAACTTACGGACTATAATCAGATTGCGTTTCTCTTCAATTCCGTGAAGCATCCGCGAGTAACAGCACTTGCCCGCTTCCTTGAGGAGAATCATATAAATGTATATTCACCGCGTTCGGATATGTTCTTCCAGCGCGACGAGATAAGGCTTGCCCTCGGTTGTCTCATGCTCATGTTTCCGCGCTATATCCAGGGCTTGGAGAACGGTGATTACACCTTCCTGCAGCCAGCGCATCTGACCTACTACCGCAATTGCATCATGGCAGCAAATGAGTACCTCACACAGCCGGAGAATTCCAATCTTTTGAAGTGGATACGGCGCAGAGGTAAAGACCATGTCGGCTTGAAGGGAGCAACGGACTACGCCTATTGCGGTCTGATGTACCAGCTCTTTGAATTTCAGCCGTTTGCAGGGATTCTTGATACGGAAATGGATGTTGGCGTGGTCGATATCCGTCCGACTCGAAACCTTGCAAAACTGACGCAGATTATTGGTAAGTTCGAGTACCTCCACCGCGTGGACGTTTTGGACGCAGGAGAATACCGTGGGAAACGCCGTATTGATCAGAATACAGAATTGCTTTTTAATATGTATCTCAGGCTTCTCTTTGACGGCGGCATTACGGAATACGAGGACGATTCAGAGTATGCACCGAGCGGCTGTGTATCATTCCTTACCATTCACCAGTCCAAGGGTATGGAGTTTCCTATTGTCCTTGTGGATTCCCTTGCGAATGTGCCGAGGAAAAACACGAACGACCTCATGATGCAGATTGAGGAGAGATACTTCAAGCGTCCGGCGTTTGAACCTTACGATGTCACGAAGTACTTTGACTTCTGGCGGCTCTACTACACGGCTTTCTCCCGTGCGCAGGATTTGCTGATCCTGACCTGCTGCGAGGATAAGCGAACGCCTAGCAACTACTTCAAAGACATCTACGGGGAACTGCAATCTGTAGAAAGCCCCGGTTTTGATATAAGGGAGTTTGATTTCAAGCCGATAAAGGGCGTGAACATAAAGAACACCTACTCGTTCACATCGCATATTACGGTTTACGAGACCTGCGCCCTTCAATATAAGTTCTACAAGGAACTGGAATTCATGCCCGTTCGTGCGAACGCTATGCTCTTCGGTACGCTCGTGCATGAGACGATAGAGGACATACACCGCGCCGCCCTGCGGCATGAGGAACAGACAATCACTGAGGAGAATGTGAGCCGGTGGTTTGACTCTAACTATGTGTCGCTGACAAAGACCGAGCATACTTACCTCGCCGGTCCCCAGCGTGAGGCGGCCCTGAAACAGGTGCTACGTTATGTGGAACGGCAGCACGGTGACTGGTCACAGATACAACAGGCAGAGGTCGATGTTTCGCTGGTCAAGCCTGACTACATTATTGAGGGGAAGGTTGACCTAATTCGTGGTGAGGGAGATACCGTAGAGATTGTGGATTTTAAATCTCAGCGAAAACCTGACATGGTGAAAGATCGGGAGCAGCTTGAACGATATCGAAGGCAGCTGCATATTTATGCTCACCTCGTAGAGGAACGTACCGGACAGAAAGTTAGTAAGATGCACATCTACTATACCGGCGAGGACAGCGGTGTGCCGACTATTACATACATATACACGAAGTCCGCTGTGGAAGGAACTATGGCGGTATTCGATGATACGGTCAAGAAAATCATGAAGAAAGATTTCCGCCGCTGCGCCGAAGACCCGAAGATCTGTAATGCGTGTGACTTCCGATTCTACTGCAGGAGGAAATAACGATGCCGGACATATATGACCCAGAGAGAGGTCTGAAAATCGGTCTTACAGACGATGACTACGACGATTACCAAAAAGGTAATTTATCGGATGATTTCTATGCAAGACGGACAGACGGCTCCATAGCAAACAAGGTTGATATCAGTCGCTTGGACGATAGCGATGAATACGAAGAACCGTCAAACGGAATTGATGCAGGTTCTGCTGCAATAGGCGGTTTGATTGTGGCTGCTATTATCGGAGCAGGCTACGGAATAAAGAAATTATGGGACAGACATAAGGTAAAGAAAACCGAAGCACAGGTAGCAAAACAACGCAAAGCACAAGTCAATCTTCAGGAGGAAGAAAATATACAAATGGCAATCGAACCTACAGACACTGTGGTTTCAACAGATGCTGTACAGTCTAATGATGCCGAACGAAGATCGCTAACTCAAGAAGAAGCAATACAGGAGTTAATGAAGATAGTTGTCGGCATGGCGGAAATTGCTGATGGCAGGAAAAAGGTTTCAGAAGGCATTGAAAATCTCAGCAATGCAGGGATAGTCGATAGAGCCACATTACTGGAAAAACTCTCTGTTCCGAATGTGCTTGAAGGCTTCAATGCTTATTTGGAAAACAATCCGCAGATTGTGATGCAGAATCAAACAATCTTTGGCAGTATATTCGGACGTAATCTTACTGCGAATGGGCAGTACATTCCATTGGATATGTCGGATATCGAGCATCAATTAAGAACCGAAACTATTCAGGAGGATTAACGAAAATGGATGAGCAGCTTACTTTTGAATTTGAACAGAGACCCACAATCAAGGGTTTCCCTGAACTTCGCTGGACGGGAAAGCGCCCCTACCGCTCTACGCAGTATTACCCTGCGCAGCTACGGGAGTCTTACGGTGAGGAACAGAACGGATGGATTAACAAAATATTCTGGGGAGACAATCTCCAGGTCATGAGCCATCTGCTGAAAGATTATCGGGGGAAGATTGACCTCATCTACATTGACCCTCCGTTCGATAGCAAGGCCGACTATAAAAAGAAAATTGACCTTAAAGGTATCGGCAAAGCCACGAGCGACAGCTCTTCGTTTGAGGAAAAGCAGTATGGCGATATTTGGACAAACGATGAATACCTTCAATTTATGTATGAAAGGCTTCTCATAATGCGGGAGCTGTTAAGCGAAAAAGGAAGTGATTAATCACAAATCACTACAATGATTTATTGAGCGTTCCAGAAGTACCACGGGCAAACAGAAAAGCAACTGGTCGTTGTGTTCAACCAGCGAACATCAAAAAAATACATGATATTATCCGCTGTGCCTTAAATCAAGCTATCCGCTGGGAGTATATTGATACAAACAAAAGAAACCCTGCGTCTTTGGCTACGTTACCAAAAATTCCAAAGACTAGGCGAAAAGTGTGGAGTGTTCAAACATTTCGAGAAGCGGTAAAAGCCACGGAAGATGATTTGCTTTCAATTTGTATGTAATTGTAGATGGGATTGTCGGGCCATGGTTTTTGGAGCCATGGAAAGCTCTTGCCCAAGAAGATTACGAGGTACACTATATTGTATTAAGAGCGAGTATGGAAATAAGACTTAGAAGCAAACTTAAGAGTGTGTTGATAGTGCAGTATCTTAAAATTTTGTATAATAGGAATTGAAGTTAAATTAGATGCTAAAAATTTGTAATTAAGAAGGAGTGATTACATGAACAAAAATATAAAATATTCTCAAAACTTTTTAACGAGTGAAAAAGTACTCAACCAAATAATAAAACAATTGAATTTAAAAGAAACCGATACCG